ATGGTCAAGCCCAGCTTGCGCGTGATTGGGCAACTTTTTCTCTTGACATTCCCACGCAAACAGAGTATAAGTTAGAGATGACTAAAGTGGGCGAAGATATTGTGGTAAATAAGAAGCCGAGAACGGTGGCGGAGCTATTGAAATAGACTATGAATAAAGCGACCATAGAATTGACCCGAATTAAAGGACACTGGTTTAGCTATAACCTTGTGACCCCGCCCTTTAACGATTCTGAGGATTCGCGACTGCTTAATGCGTTGGTAGCTTGGTCGTCCGAGATCGAGAATAAAGACAAGAAGATCTATCGTCATGTACTGAGAACGGAGCAGGAAAGAATTGGCGAAGATGGGTTGGCTTATGACCATAAACGTAATATTTGGATAAACAGAGAAGGGGGTAATTACCCATCATTACCGTATGATATTCCGCTTTGTGATCTGGCGTATTATCTTGATATTTATTACCAATGATTAGTAAGCAATTAAAAATGATAGCGGAGTTGCTAAAATGAACGATTTTAATCCATCTGGCATGTGGACTCCTCCCGCTGATCCTAGTGCCCTTGTTGTGGGCCAATTTTATTGGGTTACGTATCCGTATGTCTGGCAGCGCATATCTTGCGGCACAAAGTTTGAGTCAGAAATGACTTCCACTGAGAAGCTCGTTTGCGAGTCCATTAGTGGCGACACCGGTCTGTTTAAGACCGATAAAATCGGTCACCAGTGGGTACATAAGACTAGGTGCGTAAAGGTTAATGAGGAGCAATCTACAAAGAAAGGCTTTTGGGAGAGCCTCTTCTCATGAAGCAACCATTCGCATATCTATTTACCTATGATTATGGTGACACGCAAGAAGTCTACCCCACACTAGACAATCTGGTCGAGAGTCTTAAGTGCGGTCGTTGGACCCCTATGCCGCGAATTGATGGATGTATCTACGCGTGCTTCGAGGATGGAACTAAGGAGCCCATTGAGGATCTATCGGCTTACGTAATTGTTAACGAGGTGGACGAAGCGGAGGTTGCGGCCTATATCGATGATCTGCGCGAGAAAGCGCGTCAGCGAGATGCCGATGCTTACGCTAAGTCCGCGCAAGAGGGGAAGCCCTTCGGAATGGTTACTGGTGGCGTGCCCTTATATATGCTAAATCGAGACAACCTTATTAAGCGCGAAATTGAGGCCCGGAGGTATTCATGGAAATGACCCGCCCCGCTATTCACTCTCGCATTGTATTTGATAATGGGCAAGAAGCCGTTGTAACCGCTCACACCGAGCGAGGCTTTAAGTATAAGGGTGGTCCTTACTCTATTTGCCCTCGTCTCGGCCTAGATATGACAGGAGAGGGAGAAATGTATACGGATACGCCCGAATACGCGGCTGGACTACACGGATTCACGGTAACAAATAGGGCTATTCCTTTCGACTTCTCCGGCAACTACTCTATGGAGGCACTAATTGAGCGAGCGATTAGGAATGCGCGGCCACACAGCTACGGCAAAGCCCCGCGCTGGGTAGCCGTTCAAGATACCTTTTGTTACGGCAGCACAACGTCGGCACAGTTATGTGCGCACTTTGGTCTCGATCCTTGGGAAGAAATTGAAGGGCTTTATCCGAACGAGGAGAGCGAAGAGTAATTCATCAATAAACTATTTTACAATATGCCACCTATCAAAAAACCTGCTAAAGAAAATGAAGAGCCTAAGATTACTCCCGAGTCTATTCTCGGAAGCGAACTGACCCGTAATAAAGAGGACCACCTCAACTTCGAAGAAGAAGTCTATTATAAGGTATCTACTGGAAGCCTCTCTATGGATATCGAAACTAAGGGGGGCGTTAATCCCGGTGTTTTTGTCGTATCTGGGCCGTTTGAATCTGGCAAAACCTCGTTCACACTTTCCTGTATCAAGAATATGTTAGACACGATGCCCGATGCTCGCGCTCTATATGTGAAAGCGGAGGGTCGCCTCTCTCCCGAGATGCAGGAACGCACAGGTATTAAATTCGTATTCAAGGCCGAGGAGTGGGTTGACGGCACCTGTTTTGTTCTCGAAACCAATGTGTGGGAGTTTACTCTCAATATTCTTCGTCGTCTGATTGTTGAAAACGAGGCTAAGCGTAAATACTTCTTCTTTATTGATTCGATGGACGGGATGTCCCTTCGCGATGATATCGTAAAGGACGTGGGTACAGCAAATAAGGTTGCTGGAGGTCCCTTGCTGACCAAGCAATTTCTACAAAAGATGGCTAATGCTATGGCTAAGCGCGGACATATTTGTGCATTAGCCGGACAGGTTTCCGCCAATATTCAACTTGACCCATATAGTCCTACTGCTCCTCGCTCAGGCCCCGGTGGCGGCGGTAATGCTAAGGACCATTGGGGTAACCACATCTTTATCTTTCGCCCCAAGTCTCAAAGCGATCTTATTCTCGAAAAGCCCTCGGAGAAGCCAGATCGTCTTACCAACCCCATCGTTGGCCATAAAGTTAAGATTCTTATCAAGAAAAGCCCGAACGAGAAGAGCGGCATTACAGTTGAATATCCCGTCAAATACGGTCGATCAGAAGGCAAGTCCGTTTGGACTGAGTACGAGATCGTTGACGCTCTTCTCATGTTTGACCTCTTGAAGAAGAAGGGGAGTTGGTTGGCGATAGACGAGTCGATTCGTAAGGAACTTGCTGACGCCGGGCACGGAGAAGTCCCCGTCCAAATTCAGGGTCTTGACAATTGGCGCAAGTATCTTGAGGACAATCCCGGCGTTTCTAAGCACCTCTTTACCAAGTTCCAAAAGATGATTGGAGGATCGTAATGGTTGTTTGTCCACCTACTCTTCCTAGGCCTAAGGGCAACAAAACCAAGCGGATTGTGCTTTCCGAGGCCGAACGAGCGTATATGCAACAAGAGTACGAGACCTCAAAAAGCCTTGATAGAGTTGCACTAAAGATGGGGATAAGCGCCAATACCGTAAAAAAAGAACTAAAAAAAGAGGGGGTTCAATGTAGAACGGGAAGAGAATATCTTTCGAGAATAGATGAATTGGAGCACGATTATGTATATTCCGATCTAGATATTAAGGAGATGGCGATCAAGTATGGGGTAGGCAAAAATAGCCTATTTAAGCTGTTTGCTCAAAAAGGGTGGACGCGCTTGGTTTGGAAGAGGCGGTACTTTAGGGAAGTTTGGCAGAGAAAGATGTCTCCGCAAGAAGCGGAGCAGAAGATGAAGGGGGTTATTGCGAACTTCAGTGAGAGATCCTCTGGTTCTGGAAACCCCATGTATGGTAAACCCACCCCTCAAGGCTCAGGTAACGGCTGGAAAGGATGGTATAAAGGACACTACTTCAGGAGTTTACGGGAAGCTACTTTCATGATTCGTATGGATAGAGAGGGTAAGGAATGGAAAACGGCAGAGAGAAAGGAGTACACCATTCCTTATATGCTTGACGGCAGGGAACGCACCTACCGCCCCGATTTCGTGGTCAACAATCAGCTAATCGAACTTAAGCCCACAAAACTACATGCTAGCCCATTAATCGTTGCAAAGAAAGAGGCGGCGGAAGTTTTCTGCGCGACGAAAGGCTTGCGTTACATACTTGTCGACGAACCTATTCGCTCTTCATTCATCGCTAGGGCGTATATAGATGGGCTCCTCAAATTCGCGCAGAATTACCAAGATAAATTCGTTGCCTATCTCTTAGAAGATCAACCCAACGTATCAAAACGTGTGATGAAAGAGGATTCTCTATGAAGTGGAAGACTCCCTCGGGCAAGTTCAAGGATGTGCCGATGCATAAATACCTCATCGACTGGGATGATGATCAAGATTCTGAGCAATCTTCCCAGTTGGCCGACTTCCTCTATCCTTATTGGAGGCACGATGTAGTCTGTTGCCAAGTCCCTTGCGTGGGTACACGCATGTCCTACGACTATGTAAATGTCTCTAAGAAAGTGATTTGCGAATTTGACGGCAATCAGCACCAGAACTTTATCGAGGGATTTTTCCACAAGAGTCGCGAAGACTATAAAGCGCAGATTAAGCGAGACATTCTTAAGGACAAACTTGCAGAGGCATCAGGATTTAAAATGGTTCGTATTCGGCCAGAAGATTTAAGTAAGCTTTCTCCCCAATGGTTTAAAGAAACATGGGAAGTGATTTTGTGATTACCTTTTCTAATACCCACCTCCACGGCAGCCGTGCAGCCGCCATTCCCGTGTATGCTACATAACCCGGCAGCCGAATAGGAGCCGCAAATTTATTTATTTAACCTAGACAATATGCCTACCAACTATACGCCAGAACTGATTAGCGAACTAAAGAACCTGACATCCAAACTGCCTCGCGCCGATGGCGTCAAAGCATTGGGAAAACGCCTTAAACTTAGTGAGCGAGCGGCGCGCAGTGCGTATGCTACTTATATCGCGGGTAATTATACGCCGCCGCCCGCCGCACCGTTTGTGCCTTCGGTGACCAAGAAAACCATGGATAATACGATGGAGACAGAGGTTAAGACTCTTGATGTTCAAGAACTTGACGATGTAGTTAAGCTCTGTAAAGTGGATGAAAAAACTTGGCGCGTTAAGTCCTTCGCCGTGAGCCAGAATAAGAGCGGGGCATTCGTGTGGCGGACGTCGTTTGAGAGGGATAAGACTATAGATATCAACCTACTGCTCTCCGACTTCGCCCAACAGGCCGAGAAGAACGCGCCGAAGTCATTCTCTTATGCGAAAGTGAAACCCGGTCAAGCCGACTGTTGTTACGTGTTGAATATCCAAGATTTACACCTCTCCAAGTTGGCATGGGAAAAGGAATCTGGCGCTGATTACGATATCAATATTGCCAAGCGGGTTTACAAAGACGCGGTTAAAGACCTCATGGAAAAGGTTCCACAGGACAGGGTCGCGCAGATTTTGATGATAGTAGGTTCGGATTATTTTCAGGCCGACTCGAATAAGTCCACAACCACAGCCGGAACCTATGTTGATTCGGATGGTCGTCTGGCTAAGACCTTTACGGAGGGTTGCACGTTGCTCACGGAAACGGCAGAGACGCTTGGGGCGCGTTTTGAGGTCAAGATCATCGTTATTCCCGGAAATCACGACGAACAACTCAGCTATTTTCTGGGGGCGTATCTGTCCGCATGGTTTCGTAATCACAAGAATGTGTCGGTGGATAACGAGCCTAAGAGCCGAAAGTATCACGCGTTTGGTAAGGTGCTTTTGGGGCTAGTACACGGCCATCGCGAGAAGCTTAAAGATCTGCCCTTAATAATGATGAGGGAGAATCAAGCGTCCGTCTCACAATACAAGTACTACGAATGGCTGACGGGGCATCGACACATAGAGGCAACAGAGGAGTTACATGGAGTAAAGGTCCGCACTTGTAACGCCTTATGCGGCCCCGACCAATGGCACTTTTCTCAGGGTTATGTAGGGACTATTCGCACGTCGCAGGGGCTACTTTATAACAAAGAACACGGTCTTGAGGCCATTTTCTATTCTAAACCGATTGATTGATGGCGACGGTGACTTCGGAGAAGATTAGTGAGGTGGTTGAGTTGTATACTAACAGTTCTCTACTAGTTAGAGAGATTGCTGTCAAGTGTAGTGTTTCTCCGAATCAGGTAACACGCATAGTCAAACGCAAGGGGATTATACTGCGCGGGAGGAAAGAGTTTTTGCCTATAGAGTTTTCTTCCGAAGATATACAACGAATGGTTACGCTGTACAATGAGAACTTGAGTTTTAAGGCTATAGGCGAGCAGTTCTCAATAAGCAGAGCAACTATTGAGAGAGTTATGCGTTCTCAAAACGTCAAACGAAGGAGGGGTAATGCATTTCAATCTGTCAAAATGGGAATAGACGAGCAGGAGGTGATAGCGCATTACCTCAGATGCGGGTATGTTGAGAAAACCGCTAGGCATTTTAAGATGGGCAGAGGTGCCGTTTTTGGGTTGCTTGCTCGCAATAACGTTAAGGTACGAGGTAACACCCTAACGCACGTAGACGACGCTAAAGCTGACATTATTAGCTTGTACGAAAAGGGGCATTCCTTTCAATATATAGGTACAAAGTACGATATCACCCCTCAATCAATCAAAGATCGTTTAGTGGTTTGGGGCATACCGATTGTTAAACGGACTTCAAAGTTGGTTGACGAAACTGGCGCGACCGAAGCAGAGGTGGCTCAGAAGTATCTCGAACTCAAAAGCATTACCGATACGGCGGATTATTACGGAGTAAGCCCACCAACAATCAATGCTGCTCTCAAGCGTCAAGGTATTAAAAGTCCTCGCGAGAATTTCTCGTCATTAGTAGAACAGAACAAGGAGCATATCGTTATAAGGTACAATGCCGGTGACAGTTCTATTAAGATATCCAAAGATATAGGCGTTCACAAAAGGATTATTCTTCAGATTTTGAGAGAGGCTGGATTAGCTCCTTCCTATAAAATTAGAGACCAGAATAAGGCCATCCTAGAAGTCAACAAGGAGAGAATCCACGACCTGTACAACGTCCAATTCCTATCCGTGGAGGAGATTGCCACCATCCTAAAGATTAGTACTAACCCCATTCGGAGTATCATGAAAAAATGGGGTTGGGAATCCAGAGATTCTAGATACGAAGAAAGCTCGCTAGAGCGTCGCTTTAAACGCATATTGGATAAACTAGGGATTCGATTTGAACAGCACCTCAAAGTCGAAAAGCGTGTATATGACTTCTACTTGCCAGACTTCAACCTACTTGTTGAGTGCAACGGAGATTACTGGCATGGACATCCCCGGGTTTTCCCCGAGCCGAGGGCCGAGCAGATCAAGGGACAAAAGAGAGACGTAGCTAAAAACAAATTAGCCCGAAAAACGGGTTACGAAATATACTTCATTTGGGAGTCTGAGATAAATAAGGCTCCAGATCTTGTGACCACTCTGTTGCGAAAATTAATTGCTGGAGAAGCGCCCATAAACCAGTCTTCGCCTATGGACTTTCTTACAGAACGACCGGAAATTGTAGGCAATTCCAGTTCCCTCTTGACTCTCCCCCTCAGTCTATAAATACTGGGTTGATGGTAACCTTTTTTACGCAGGCTAATTCGCCTGCTTATTAACTCTATGTCTCGTCCTCTCACGCCCCAAGGCGGCAACAATCGAGTTATGACGCCCGATTACCTCGCCCAAAATATCGTAAACCATTTTGCGCCCAAAGGTCACGTTCTCGAACCCTGTCGCGGCCAAGGAGCGTTCACTCATCCATTAGAAAAAGCCGGTTGTCAAGTAGACTGGTGCGAGATTGACGAAGGTCGAGACTTCTTGACCTACGATTTTGGTGGCAAGAGATTCGATTACGTCATAACTAATCCGCCTTTCTCCCTCATTCGCCCGTTCCTTGCCCGCGCCATGGAGGTTTCTGATAACGTAATTTTCTTGTGTTTTATTAACGCCATTTTTATGAAGGCTAGGTTACGCGATATTAAGCAAGCGCATTTTGGCATTCGTGAAATTGCGTGTGTAGAGACGCCAGCGAAAAGCACGGGCTGGCCTCAAGCAGGCTTTCAAGTCGCGGCAGTTTATTTGCAAAAGAACTATCAAGGGCCAATCGCCTTTACATCTATCTAATGTCTTATCTCCTAGAACCAGAACAGCATCTAATTGGACTGCTTATTAACGATCCCTCGGTTTGGGCGGATCTTAATTTGTTGGCGGATAAAGATTTCGCAGAAATTAGACGCCCCCTATTTCAAGTTATAGCCCAGCAGCTTAATTCTACCCCTCCCAGCTCAGTTTCTCCCGTTATCCTAGTCGAAAGGCTCAAGAGCTACGGCCATAGCACGGATATTGGTGGCGTTGACGCGCTGACCTATTTAAAGGGTTTAGAGACATTGGGGAGACTGATTAAGCCATCTGAGGCCATTAATTTACTTAAGGAGTTGAAAACGGCGACCGTAAGGCGTGAACTTATTGCGGCGTGTCGGGAGGCGGAGCAGAAGATTAAGAAGGCGAGTGGGCTTGACGAGATGGTGGGGGCGGTCACCGGGACACTGACTAAGGTCAATACCGAGTTTTTTAAGTCGGGACAGACAGAGGACATGTTCGCGGGAATGGTAGAGATGATTGAGGAGAGAGGTAATAACGATGAAGACCTTGGTTACGTGGGGGTCTTGCCTTCGGTAGACCTTACAATTGGACCACTTATCCATAGGGGCGGCAGCTTTTGTAACATTTCGGCCAGATCAGGCGTGGGCAAAAGTTCGTTTGGCTTCTTCTACTCCGTTTCGACGGTTGAAAAGCACCCAGATATGAGGCTATTGTGGCTAGATGCTGGGGAAATGACTCTTCAGCAGCTTCAGTTCCGAGCCGCCGCCTGTTTCTCCAAGGGGCGTGTTCCCTTATGGGCTCTTCGTTCAGGTCAATGGCGCAAGAATAAAGACTGGGTAGATGTCATTAGAGGAGATGTTTGGCCGCGAGTTCAACGCCTAATCGGGCGATGTGAGTTTAAGAACGTGAGTGGGATGTCCGCCAAGGAAAAGACGAACTACATGCGTCGTCATTACTTCAATAAAGTGGGCAAAGAACATTTCTTAGTCGTTGTAGATGACTATCTTAAGGGAATGGAGAGTCTCAACAAAGAGACGAAGGAGTATATGAGTATTGGGTACTACACTTCTGACGTGAAAAATCTTGTAACAGATGAGATTAACGGTGGGTTTATGACGTTCACACAGTCTAACCGCATGGGTATCTCTAAGGGCAAGAAGATTGAGGAGTTACAGGATAATGATTCGGTTATCTCGCTCTCTGACCGCATCAAAGACAACTGCACCACCAATTTTCTGATGCGTTTCAAAGTGATGGATGAACTTAGCAGAGAAAAAAACTCGTTTGGCAACATGGTCCTCAAGAACCTGAAGACGCGAGAAGGTCTTGGCCGCGATTTCGAGAGCTTCATTCGCCCAATCAAGGTTGGCAATGGCTACGTCGACGACCACTTTAACCTAGATTACCACGGGTTCTACTTTGAGGATAAGGGGCGGCACGCTGACATGCTGAGGATGCTGGGGCATACCGCCGTCGATTTGAGCACGGATTCCACTAAGAGGCAGATGCCATGAGTCTCCCCATTAATACCATTCACCAAGGCGATTGCCTTGAACTAATGAAGCAAATTCCCGATAACTCGGTAGATTTAATCCTTTGTGATTTGCCGTATGGAACGACCGCCTGCAAATGGGACTCTATTATTCCATTTGAGCCTTTATGGGAGCAATATCGACGTATCTGTAAACCCAAGGCTGCGATTGTCCTGACGGCAAGCCAGCCGTTTACGTCGGCTTTGGTAATGAGTAATCCGAAGGAGTTCGCTTTTTCATGGTCTTGGGATAAGGTATTTGGTGGTAATTTTGTACAGGCGAAAAGACAGCCAATAAAAACGCATGAAGATATTTTAGTTTTTTGCTCGAATGGCGGACAGCCTAACTACTACCCTCAAATGACTAAGAGAGAGAAGTCGATAAAAGCTGGTAAAGTAACAAAACAGCCGAACTCGGCAATACCGAATGCGAGTAGCGAATCCGCGATTACTGCTGTAAAAGCCAAAATATACGACGAAAAATATCCTGTTTCAATCATCCAGTATTCAAATAGAGACGCCGAACGAGGTCTACACCCCACCCAAAAGCCCGTCGCCCTATTCGAATACCTAATTAAAACCTACTCCAAACCCGGCGAACTCGTTCTCGACAACTGCGCGGGCAGTGGCACGACCGGCGTAGCTGCTCGTAATACTGGGCGCAATTTTATTCTTATAGAGAAAGAGCCTGAGTATGTTGAGGTATGTAAGAAAAGGTTGGAGTTGACATGAATATTGATACCTCAAGGCTAGAAAATGTTCGTCTGACCCCTGACGGATTTACATGCGCGTGCCCAGTATGCCGTAAGGAGGGCGGAGACTCAACCCGCTCTCATTTAAGAGTATACAATACGGGGGCATTCTCGTGCATTAAAGCGGGCAAAGATATCGTTCACAATCGCGCTATTCGCGCTATTTTGCGCGGCTTTATTGATGGAAGCGATAATTCGGAAATCGTCTATATCGAGCCCAAACTCGACGTCGAAACTGTCTACCCCGAATCCATGCTCTCATCCCTCTTACCCGACCACTCCTACTGGGTTAAGCGCGGCGTCAAGGAATCCGTAATCTCTCTCCTTCAGGGCGGAATCTCCCCCGATAACGTCAAGTCCAAGCTCTCGAATCGCTATGTCATACCCATTCGCGGCCTCTCTGGTCAGATAAACGGATTTAGCGGGAGAATATTGACGGACTCCACTTACGCGCCGAAATATAAGCACTTATTTCGCAGTTCTCAGGCCTGTTTTCCGTTCCACATCGTAGGCAACGAGATACAGAGAACTAAGACAGCGGTTTTGTTAGAGGGGTGGAGCGATTGGCTATTCGTCCATCAGGCGGGTGTCCACAATGCGCTATGCTTATTTGGGTTAAATATCAATAGCACTATTATATCGACCCTAATCGGAAGCGGTGTAAAGCGCGTGATCGTAAGTTTGAATAGAGATGATGATCCGCGCAAGGGTCAAGCCGCTGCCAATAAAATTGCTGAGAAATTAGGCAACTTCTTTAGTGATGTGCGGATTGTGCTGCCGAGTGCCCCATATAAAGATTATGGCGAAATGGCGGAAAAAGGCGATGACGCGGCATTTGATATTTTAAGAAAGGAACTATTATGAGCACACCCGAACCACGCCGCGTAAGCGCAAGTAGACTTAAATCGATTGACGACTGCACCATGAAGTTCTACATGGGTGAAGTGTTAGGCTTACCTGAAAAGGTCTGGCCCAAAACGCACGCTGGGTCGACCGTACACTCAGTCCTCGAATCTCTCTATCTGGACAAGTATCGCCACCACTACGACGCCATCAAGGAAGCCGGGACCATTCAAGCCTCTCCCGCGATCATGCGCCTCGTTCGCGCTTGGCAATATAAGACCAAGGTAAACGATGCGATTATTGCCGATATTGATCCTATGGCCATGGTAGTTATTAACCATACCAACTTCTTGGACGAGGGGGCCATCGAGCGATTCAAGCCCGAATACGAGTTCAGGCTCAATCTCAAGAACGGAGGAGTCGTAAAAGGATTCTTTGATAGATTTGCTCGATATAAAGACGGTCCTGTAATATGGGATTATAAGAGCCAAGGCAAGTTATTCACAGAGGAGGCCGTGCTAAATAGCTTCCAGTCGCTAACTTACCAACTCGCGGTTTGGCGCATATTCAAGGAGTTGGCGGAGGTTCGCTACGTAATGTTACGATTCCCGCCTAACAAGAAGAGCCCAACGCGTCATCTCCAGATTACCCCGCCCGCAACCCCGGCGATCTTAGAAGGATTCGAAAGCTACCTTGAGTACATGTATGGGGTAGTCAATAACTTTGGGCCAGAAGAGGCACGATCCAATTTTATGACGGACGAGGGGTTCTGCCGAAACGTGTGTTCCTTTTTCGGCCCCAAGACCTACATCTCCATCCGCAAGAAAGCCACCAAGGAACTTGTCAAGAACTACCTGCCCGAATTCGCGCCATTGCCGGGTGACGATGAGTATGCAGAAGAATCGCGACACGGTGGGTGCCCGAGGTTCAATTCATAGCCCAGTCTTCTTTTCTCTCTTGACAAAAGAGGTCAAGGTAGGGATAGTAGAAACATGGACAATATTCCCGACTCTACGCCTGATACGCCCGCGCAGCCCCCGTTCGCTGCGCGCTTTGCTCACTTCATGACGCGAACATCTACGCAATACGCTCACGCGCCCCTTTCCACCCTCTCAGATCGCGGCATTGAGAATCGTTTGCTTAACAACCTTGTCGAGTTCCTGCCGGGCGGCGCGATTATCGCGGGCGGGTTCTTAACATCAGTTATTACGGAAGAAGATAAATCCAAGGACATCGACATGTTCTTTCTGTCTGAAGCCGCGTTTCGCGATACCATAGCTTTCTTAACTAAGGGCGACGCCTTCCACAAGGAAAACGGATCATGGGCCTATGCGGGCTATACGATTAAGGGCGGCAAGATGCCGGACCTCGATAAGCTAGGCGATTTGCGCTTCCTCGTATTCGAGCACCCTTCGCGCCCGGCCCTCCAGCTCCTGCGCATGGTGTGGTATGATTCGGCGGAGCACGTTATCGACACATTTGATCTTACTTTGTGCCAATTCGCCGTTACGCAAACGGGCATTACGTATAACCCCATGGCGTGGATTGACCTGTCGAGAAAACGAATTGTCATGCACCGGTGCCAGTTTCCAGCTAGTACTTTGCGCCGGATTATTAAGTACGCTCATAAAGGATTTTACGCTTGCCCCGGCTCTTTGGCGAAGATCTGTGAAGAGATTCAGAAGTTCCAAGGAGCAATGGATGCGAATGCCGTGGTTTACGTTGATTGATATGACCGAATACAACATTCCGGATAGTGTGCGTCAGCTCTTTGAGAATGGTGCGTGTAGCTACTCCATCAGAGATCATGGACAGGCTGGAGATAATATTTTCGCCATGAACCTATTCCTCGATTGCGTGGGCGTCCCCGAAAACATGATTGAGTGTCACGATGGTACACAAGTTACGCTCTTTGACGGACAGACTCGTTTGGTAATCGACAGCGGCGGTCTTGGGGATTTTCATCTCCATGGATATGAGGTTTCCGTTATCCCTTGATTTTTATGCCCTCCTACACTCCACTCCCTATTCCATTTTCTTATCATATCGAAGACTATGGCCTTCATAATGCGACGGTCGATGGTCTCCTTATTGCGCGGGCTATTGTAAAAGATAGCTGCATCGATTTCAACGATGAAGTTCGCATTCTGCGAGATATTGATAAGGTGATTGAGAAAGCAAAAGCACTAAGCCGTTAACCCATGAACCTACCCATGGAATCTAACGAAATATTTGGCATTACGCCACAAACCCAGCCAACAAGCTGCACCTGCGCGCAAACATGTCTAGCTATGGTAATTAATACGCCGGTAGCCGACGTCATTGAGCTGTATGGTTCAGAACCCATGAATCAGCAGTATCTATGCCACGCGCTTACTGAATGTGGCGTAGTATGGAACCAAATGACTAATGGGACGATGGTATACGAGGGTTGGTATATGGTGGTAGTTCCAAGTCTTAACAATCGAGGTGGTAATCATCAAGTTCTCGTGCGTTATAGTCGCGATGAAGGGTTATGTGTTCTAGATCCGTCCGCCAAGATTCGTTACAAGCAGGACGGTTCTGATTTGCGCGGCTGGTCTTATCTTACGCCTGTTTGGTTGGGTGGGGCGTTGCCTAAATCAATATGAGCCTTCTCGACCCCACTATTCCAGCCAACAAAGCCCACCGCACGCGCACCCTCAATTCGCGCAAGGTAGTGGATTATCTCAGGGCCAATCCCAATGCCTCATCGTCCGAAATCTGGACGGCCACGGGTTTTAGCGTTATGAGGTTGCAAAAACTTGGCGTGGTTAAAGGTAAAAAGCGGGCGGATGGGAAGATGGGGTGGTGTTTGAGCGGCGACTTGGCGAGACCGTGGGTGGAGAAGGGTAATGAATCATGAATATTCTTGACAAAGAGCCCGTAAAAGGGTATACTTCTGGTATGATTCAGGACATCTTGCCTTGTTTTACGACCCACTACTCCTTTTCGTCGATTTTGACGCTTGAGGAAGCGGGGAAGACTGAGCCGGGTAATGCGGTATCGGTGTGTGATATCGCGAAAGCCAATGGCCTTAAACAGGTTACGTTGATTGAAGATCGCGTCGACGGGTTTATTGAGGCTTACAAAAATCTTTCTAAGATAGGGGTTCAATTGGTCTACGGCCTTCGTTTCGTTGTCGTTCCTGATATAAATGATAAGACCGAGCAGAGTAAGCGGCTTGAGAGTCGTATCATTGTCCTTGTTAAGGACACGCAAGGATATAACGATGTAGTGAGGCTATGGTCAAGAGCTTGGGTTGATGGCTTTTATACCCCCGCCCGCGAATCAGGCTACGGCAGATTAGATTGGAAGATGATACGTGAATTTTGGACGGACAATCTGAGTATGGCTCTTCCGTGGGCATCATCTTTCTTGGCCGAAAACACACTTACTTTCGTCTCATTAGTTCCAGAACTACCCATCCCTACAAATGAGGTCTTTTTATTCAAGGAGATTGATAGTGGCCTTCCGTTTGCCGACTTAATCGATGTCACTATTGACCGATTCGCGGCGGATACGGGGGCTAGGATTCAGCCGGTAAAGAGCGTTTACTATGAGAAACGAGCTGATTTTATGGCTTATGTTGTATATCGAGCGATCCTTAACAAGGGTGAGTTCAGTAAGCCGAACGTAGACAATTTGGCCAGTGACCATTTTTCGTTTGAGGATTGGAAGCGATTGACAAAGGAAGTAACACCATGATCGGCAATGAGCTAAAACGTTATGCGCCAAATCAGCGTTATACTGTGGCGGATAAAGAAACAGAGGGCTTGAACCTTTTTTACGACCGCCCATGGGAGGTGGCCTACGCCGTCTGTGATGCTAATAACGTCTACGAAAGCGTTGTTGAGTATATTTGGTGGCCCGATCTTCATATTAGCGCAGGAGCCGCCGCAAAGACGAGATTTGACTATAAGGCATATAAGGAGAAAGCAATGCCCGCAGACCAAGTCCTTGCTCGCTACGAAGACAGACTCTTTGATTCGTCTACACTCATTATTGGCCACAACTTCTATTTCGACGCTTATATGCATGCGAGTTGGCGGCGTGGTGTGGGTAAGGAGCCGGATTTTAGCTGGATGGATCGGATGGTTGACACCCATTGTCTATTTAAGGCTATGAAAAAAGGGTGGAAACCCGACTTGAAGGACTACCGTCGTTGGCAGAACTGCGTTCAAAATTGGCGCGAAAAGGGGTTGAAGAGTAATATGGGTTACGCCTGTCGGGAATTAGGTATCGAATATGATGAGTATCAAGCACATGCAGCACTTTACGACATCGAAAGGACTAGACTTATTTGGGAGCAACTTAAATGGCGTATAGAGGTGTAATATGACGTCGAAACGAATTCCATATACGCACGAAGAAGTTTCTCGGCTGAAAGCTACTTACCATCAATTTGGTATTGTCGGTTTAACCGATATAATAGAGAGACATGGACTTAAGTCAGTGCAGTCCACGGCTCGGAATCTTGGCCTCGTTAATAAAAATCGTCCACGTAATACCGAAGATATGTCAGCATTCAAAAGCGTAAACAATCCAAAAATAGCCTATCTTTTGGGACTATTGTGGGCAGATGGCCATATTTCTACGAAGGGAAACGTCATTACCTTGTTATTGAAGGCATCTGATGGAAAATCTCTTAAGCAATTGATTCATTCGACAGCGAGTAGTTGGTATTCTTGGTCATTTAACGGTTATGGGGAATATGCCCATAAAAAGTATACGCAGTATAATATGTCGAGCCATGCATTGAAACAACACCTGATTGAACATGACTTTCATATAAAATCAAGGTCCGCTCCAATCAAAATCTTGAATCTAATTCCTGAGCACTTAAAACACTACTGGTGGCGAGGGTATTTTGACGGAGACGGATGCTTTTATTTGGGCAAAAAAGACAATAAAGGGGCGATATCTATTACAAGTCATATCAATCAAGATTGGACGTTTGCCGCTGAATTGTTTCATTCTTTGGGTATATGTTATGTGCGTCGGACTTCTATTACTTCAAAAGGGTGTTCATCGCGAGTGTGTCTTGAGTCGGAGACTCCGATTCGTCGTTTTTGCGACTACATTTATTCTGGAGAGTCGTTTGGACTATTACGAAAATTAAATAAATACCAACAATATCTGGCTCACAAAAGTAAAATAGTTTTACGGAAAACATCTCCATATAAGGGCGTATTTTGGGACAAACAGGCAAAACGATGGAAGATGCAGATTGGACACAATAAGTTGTTGCACGTTTCGTTTTTCGACGATCCCACCCAAGCTGCTCGCGAGTATAACCAATTAGCAGTTAAGCTACATGGATCTAAGGCCAAGTTGAATACCCTATGACATTTTACTCTCAATTCACCCCCTATTCATTTCCCCTGCTCGGTCTCGTTCGCTTTCCTGAGATCAAGATAACCGCTGAGGATAAGGCCAAAGTCGGACTAAAATCCGGGGCTTCGAATCTCAACTACTTGAAGACCCTTATCTGGGCCGGGTATAAGACGAAACTCGCCTCTGGTCAGTTTAAGGGATTTTCGGAAGAGGTGGTTAAAGACCGTCTTCGTATGGAGGTCTCCGTCTTTGCTGAAACAGGAACTGTCGATTACTTTCTTCTCTTATGGGATATCGCAAAATGGTGTGATGAACAAGGTATCTTGCGGGGCCGAGGCCGTGGCTCTTCAGGCGGCGCGCTTTCCCTGCACTTTCTTAATATCATCGACATCAATGCTTTAGAGCATGGGCTCCATTTCTCTCGTTTCCTAAGTCAGGCGCGTTTGAAGCCCAAGATTATTGACGGTGTGGTTTATGTCGATGGAAAATCGGCCCCGGACGTTGATACAGATTTCCAATATCTGCGTCGCCCGGAGGTCATTCGATACATTGATGAGAAGTATCCGGGGCATACGTGTAAGATTTCTACTCGTCTCCAACTCACTGGTAAAATGGCACTAAAGGACGCAATCAAGACATACCTAGAATATGATGATTCATCCGCCAAACACATTAGCGATATGGTTGAATCTCAATTCGGGACCGTGGACAGCTTATCTAAAGCCATTGAAAAGAATAAGGACTTGGCTGCTTGGGTAGCAGAGAAACCAGAGAACAAAAGAGCTTTCGACATCGCCCGTCAACTAGAAAATTTGAACGTGGCTCGCGGACAGCATCCGAGCGGCGTATTCATTTCCTATGCGCCGCTTGATGGCAATGTTCCAGTAGAGATGTCGAAGAATAAGGAGGTTGTTACATCGAACGACATGCAGGTTTCGGCCACCCAAGGAGTGAAATATGACGCGCTCGGTATTCGTACGCTTGACGCCCTGCAAATTGCTTGTGACAAGGTGGGAATTAAGCCCAATGACATTGACGTCAACCACCCCTCTATCTACGAATACTATGCCAAGACCGACCTTTATGGCGGCTTGTTTCAGATTGAATCGGGCCTCACCAAGGAAGGAGTACGAAAGATTATTCCTCGCAATATCGACGAGTTGGCTAGTTGCCTCGCGATTAGTCGACCCGGAAGTTTGAAACACATGGGACAGCTCGAAGATTATGTGCAAAAGGGGATATTCAAGTCTATTCACCCTGTTCTTGATGAGATTCTTCGTCCGACCGGTGGGGTTATTCTATTCCAAGAGACGATTACGGAAGTCTGCCAAAAGATGTTTGGAATGGACCCAGTTTCCGCTGATACCGTAAGATACAACGTCGGCAAGAAGCTCAAGGACGAGATGAAGAAGATTGAGCCTATTCTCTATGAGAAGGGCCGCGCCAATGGGGTTCCCGAGGACATTATTAAATACTTCTGGGATACATGTAATGCGTCGGCGGATTATCTTTTCGTCAAGGCACACGCCTATGAATATGCCTATCTTACTGCCCAAACGACCTATGTGAAGGCCAATCATCCTCGTGAGTTCATCTTCGCCCTTCTAACTCTTTCGCGCCATGAGCCCGACTCCCAAACAGTGCTCAACAATATCATTAAGGAGTCTAAGCAGATGGGCATTAATGTACTCCCTCCTGACATTACGAAATCAGAGGCCGACTTTACGATTGAGCCCGATGGCGTTCGCTTTGGGCTATCCCACATTCGCGGTATCTCTGACACAACAATGTCTAAACTCGTATCCTTCAAGCGAGACTTTCCCGACAAGTTCGCTCTCTTCTCTGGTGCTAAAGAAGCGGGATTGACCATTGGGGTACTTCAAAGTTTGATAATGAGTGGCTGCGTCAACATCGATAAGACCCCTCGAACAAAACTCGCCGTCGAATCAGCCATGTTTAACGAACTCACTCAGAGAGAACGAGATAACATCATTCCCCTATTCGCCGCCGAATATAATTACGACCTTATTGAACTCCTTAAAGGTATCCAATCCAAGGTAGACGAAAAAGGTAAGCCCTATATTAAGCCGTCTCGCATGGAGACCTATCGCCGAGACATTAAGAGTATTTGGGCTCAATATCAGGCAAACGCTAAACATGAAGAACTAGCGAGTTACCTATTTGAAAGACATTTAATCGGATTTTCTTATAGTGGAACGCTTTATGGACTTTTTAGTAAGAAGGTGGAAGGTCTTATTCCTATTGGAAGCATAGCGGCACTAAACAAAGGAGAAAAGGTATCGTTTGTCGCTTTTGTCGACGACTTTAAGAAAGCTATTTCTCTAAAAAACAAGAAACCTTATATAAGATTCGTTTTATCCGATGAGTCAGGAACGATAAAGGGCATGTTAAATGGCAATAAAATAGACATATGCGAACAGTTTAACGGAAAACTGCCCGAAACCGATGATATTGTAATTTTTCATGGCTCTTACAATGGAGAGGGTTTGGTATTCGGTGATCAGGCGATCATCCAGCAGGTTCCGGTTCAAATAAAAAAGACTAATGATACAAAATAAGTGGACGGCTAAAGAACAGAATGTCATTCGCAAGTATTTTCCTAAATATGGGATTCGGGGTTGCGTTCCCCGTCTACCGAGGCGAAATATGTTTACTATTATTGCCAAGGCGAAGAAAATGGGTGTGCCTAGAATTCGTTCTAGAGATATTTACAAGAAGTCGGCTAAAGCGATATTGAAAGATTATAAGAAAGGATTGTCGGTCGCCAAGCTAAAAGACAAGCATGGATTTAGCCGGAAGTGGATAGACAAGATTATTTTGGGTGCGGGACTATCCATTCGAGGTTCTGGCACCTACCATAACCTACCCTACGATAAGACGTTCTTTTCTCGTATTGACTCGCACGAAAAAGCCTACTGGTTGGGATTCATAGGAGCGGACGGTAATCTGCATAAGAATTGGCTGTCTATTTGTACCAAAGATTTTGGACATTTGGATAAATTCAAAAAAGCCATTTCTGGAGGTCAAAGGGTCACGAGAAGTAAGAAGGGCTACTATAGATTCGGCATTAAAGATATTCGTTTAGCAAAACAAGTAAATAGGTTGGGGATATTTGACCGAAAGAGTCTAGTCTACCCCTTTCCAACTAGTCAACAGGTGCCGAAAAAATACCTTAATAGCTATCTCTTGGGTTACTTTGATGGGGACGGATGTATTACCTATAGCAAAACAAATGGACGCATTTGTTGGCAATTCTCGATATTAGCGGCCCCTTCATTCGCCAAAAATTGCATGAGTCACTTTTGTCGACAGTTCGGGTTTAGGCCGACTAAGCTATACAAACACGCGACTTGTGAAATGTATACGGTATGCTTTGGTGGGACTGCTGCCAATCGAGTGAAGATCATTTATGACTACTTGTATCGAGATGTTCCTAAGGATGTCCCTCTTCGGCGAAAACGAAGTATATTCTCATATCTTTTGAACAGTTGTCCAACCTCAGTAAAGGCTTCGAAGTATTATGGGGTAACCAAGAAGAAGACGGATAGATTATGGACCGCACAGAAAAGGGTCGCCAAGGGGAAGACGATAAGACTTGGCTACTTCAAAAGAGAGATAGATGCGGCGAAAGCAGTTGACAAATTTATGAAATCTCATAAACTGCATCTCGACAAGTTAAACTTTCCTTAATCCTAAGCACTGGCATGACCCCTCCCCCTCTAAATCCCAATATCTCCATCCCTGCCGACGTCATCGAAGCTGCCGCTAAGGTATCTCGCTATATGGAATCTAATTACGGTCGCTATTGGCAACTTATGAGCCTGTGCGATAGGCGATACGCTTATAGGAGCGAAATGTATGATATAGAGGCCGCAAAGAGGGGCGATAACCGCCCGATTGAGCCAATTTCTTAATGAGTAATTTCTCTTACAACGACCTCCTAAATCTCGCTGACCAATTCCCGCCCGCGCCGGTCATTCGCCCGTCCAAAATCATGGTCGAGCAATTTAGATTCCCGAAATCAAAAAAGCGCAGAATCCGGCGCAAGTGGGCTAAGAGAACTGAAAATTGGAGACCCATGACCAAGGCATTGTTCAATAAGAATACTAATGAGATTTACATGCACCCTGATATGGCGGCAAAGATGGTTAAAGTGACTGATTCCTGCTCCTATCGGTTTGATGATGATTTTTGTTGACAACCGACCCCAATCTATCTATTATAACCAATAACATCATTATGCTCTCCCTTCATCCAAATACCGTCGGCTCCCCAGACTGGGAAGAAATGCAGGTCGGCGAGTTTTCCGACTGGCTAACTCAATATTACCATATTGATATGTCCACTATGATTAAGTCATGGCGTCCTGTTCCGTGGGTAGGTCGCCATTATCCGCGCCGCCTTGACGCCAATTGGCGCAAGCCCGTATCTTTTCGCGCAAAAACTCAGGCTGCTTGGGCAGCACTGCCTAAAGTGTTCAAGTACTACGTGTTGCGTAAGGGGCTCTAACGCATTTTTGTCAACAATTCTACAATATTATGCAAAATAATCCCTCAGCCTCTCAACTCGAAGCCGCCGCTCGCCATTACTGCCTCCTCAAGGGCCTCGATGCCGAAGAACAGCTTAAACTCGCTAAGCCTATGCCCGGACTCAATGGTCCGATTGACGCGATTCCGCGCTGGCAAGCTCTTATTCCCGCGATTCTTGACCAATATCGCTTGAATGAGGCAATGAAAAAGATTGACACGACCGTTCAATCTGCTTAATATCGGTGTATCTTTAGTTGAGGCAATCCTCACGTTCTTTTCTCCAGTTACACTTAATACGCGGACCCATTTCAATGCGTTCGTTTGTTCCCGATCCCTTAGTAAGCGGCCAAGTGCCGACCGAAATAACGGGAAATCGTTTGACCCGGCGATAGCAGGTCTTTGAGCGCGGACGAGATTCCGCGCAATTGGAGACTCTTTTTTTGTTCTTTTACATCATCGGGGGGCAGCATTTTCGACTTGAGTCGATCCCCTATCGTTAGCACGCAGCGAGCACCTGATCTCGCTATAATCCATCGGGTAATCGATAAACGCTAAATCGTATATCAAAAACCTCATTGCTAAAGTCCGGGCGGCGTTCGCGCTTCCTGAGCCCGCGATGGGTCTTGCTTTCGCCTAACCGCGACTGCATGGGGCTGAGTCACTAGCCTCATCAACCAATAGGGGCAATGGTTCAACATACTCGTAATTTGAGCCGGATAGCAGACGAGTCGGGCAACCGCTTTATTGAAATAATTTGGGGCGGTTGGAGAAATAGACGAATTATTATCTGAGCGTGGAGAAGGCGATAGGATAAGATTCAAACACGAGGAGTGAAACCCTTCTCGCCCTCCACCACTTTACTTGGGGCCGCATGGCGGAGTTCTTTTGATTCTCTTCGTTAATTCGTAGCCCCGCTCTCGATAACTATGCTAAAACGAGAGCACATTTTTTACAATCTTATCCAAGAAGTTCCTCTGTTAGGAGCTTTTCCTATTACGGTTTTATCGCGAAATAACGCGTGAATGACCGAGACGTCGGTAGCTAGGGAAATTTTTTAGATTTAGTCTTGACAAAAGAGGACATTAAGTAGACTCTCTTACTTAGATGAACGCCTACTCTTATGAATACCGACACACCCAGAACTGACGCGATCACGATACGCCCCGACCACGCGGTCACATCGGAATACTCCGCGCTTGAGATTCACGCGCGCGAAATTGAACGCGAAAACGCACGGATGCGCGCGGCACTGGAAATCATCGCGTCCGGAGACACAGACGCGCGCCGTCGCGCCGAGGACGCTCTTGGCTAACGTGGAGATCAGCCACGACCAGAACGTGAAACTTTAACCCTCGAAAATCCAATGCACTTTGACACGCCACAAACCTCCAGCACCCAAGCCACCATCACGATTCATCCAATGTCGAGCGAACTCAGCCCGCCCGAATCTCGCGGCCCCACTAAGGTCGTTGATGCTGGGGCGACTTGTTCTCTTCCGGTCGTTGAGGCGGAAGCATTGGCGCAGGAATGGCTCACGCGCTCGCTAAAATGCAACCAGCGCAATATCGAAGCGCGTAGGGCCGGTGACGATGATCTGGCACTAGCCAACTCTGTGCGCTCAGCGACCTATCTACTCTGCGCTGATGAACTCCGCCAACGCGCGGGAATCCCGATTCAGCGACAGCCGGAAGAGAACGTCGTGCATGAGCCGCAGGCGCGGCAGAAAACTCTATGACCATGAATGCAAATCAACCGACCGAAAACGTGACGCCCGCGCCTGTTGGCTCTGGGCACTTGGTTCTGCTCCGTGTTCCGCGTAAAACCTACGACACCGGCAAGCACCAATGGAGCTACGGAACACCCATCCGCTTCGACTCGTGGAATCATGCGCCGAGCCACTGGATGCGCGGACCGTGCCCTAACTGCGGCACTCCGACATCGACCTACGGCTGCGGTTGGACGTGCCATGACGACTACTGCTGCCACAGCGCCAACCAATTCGCGTGCAGCGCGGGACCGGCTCCCGACTGGTGGGAAACGCAGGTGAACGTATTCCGTGACGGAGACGCATGGTGCGCGACACTCGACGGCTTCGTAAACCTCCAAGAGTCGGTCGCGGGCTTCGGGAAAACGCCCCGCGATGCGGTGGCTGATCTTTTGCAGAACATCGCGGATCAGCGGCGCTCACCCGAATAACCAACCATGACCGAGCGGAGAACAGACGAACGAAAAAGGACGGATGGTGAGCGTTCGCTGTGGCCGCTTGGTTAGGCCCGAATTTCACATGACAATCAAACAACTCCACAAAATCACTGGCGAACTCATCGCCAAAGGCGCAGGCCGTCGCTCGGTCTGCATCAGCAAAGACACCTACAAGCACCCGCTCGAATCTGACGGCTGCGTAATTCTGCCCGTCGAGACGGCGGACCTGCGCGTGATCGAAATCTCAGATGACGACGGCGGGACGGCAACGCTGGCAAACGGACAGGTGAAAACCCGCATGACCCTCGTCCTCTCTGGCGACCACTTGGCCTAACAAAGACATTAACCCATCATGCAAAAATCACTAACTTCTCCAACTGCCCGCAAGTGGCAGAGTTACAATCGGTGGCGTTCCAAAAATAGAAAGTTAGACCAACAGAGGAGGCTTGAAAAGATTGCCGCACGAAAGGACGTTTACGTCGAGGGCTATACGGTGCCAAAGATTTCTATTCCTCGCACATCTGCCTACGCCACGATCATTATTCGTATGCGCGACGGCACTCGCTCGCAGTTCTCAATCCATGAATTGCCGCACGGTCTTTCCGTATCTCCCACATTAGCCGGTCAAAAGGTCGCGGCGGTGCTAGCAAATTACTTGCCCCAATAGAATAAATTGTTTGACAAAGAAGGTCATTTATTCCATTATTCTTTTATGAACCAAGACCCCGACATTCCTAAGCCCATCAATCTTATTGAATCCGACTCTGATTACGAACTCAACGAGGCCGAAGACCTGCGTCTTGAAGAGTCGCGAGCTAAATATGATGCGCGTATGGAGGAACTAGATAGGCGAGACGCTATGGGGCCGCATTATCGGTGGAGGAGTTAAACCCATGAGTTCACGAGATCATATCAACGACATTCGCACCTTCGGCCTTTCCTATTGGCTGCGCGACCGTCTGCGCTTTACTTGGGTCTACTATCTGTGGTATGACCACGTCAAGCCCGTTTTCTGGCCAAAGCACTCCGAACTGCGCGCCGCAATTCCCCGCACATGGGTAGATATTGATACCTGTATTGAGAACGTGTTGTATGCCGCCGTAATCAGTTACGTCGAACGGGAAAAGGGGTTGGAGACGTGGGAACATCAAGGCCACGAACATCCAGCGCGAAAGGAAGCAAGTATGCTTAAAGAGGTATACCTTTGGGCAAGGACCGACAGAGCAATTGCGCTCAAAGAGATTGACGCGGCGTATCCACCGATTAAAGACCTCGATTTCACGACTGTTACAAGAGCTTCATATACACAGAGTTATGGAGAGGTCGACCGCCTTCAGGGGCTCTTCGACGAGAAGGAGGACAAGTACCTCGCGTGGGTAGTAGCGAATCGTCGATTGATGTGGAGTTAACTTATCTAAGCTATTTTATGACACTAGACCAATTCCTATCCCTTCCCGCCGCTCCTAAGCGCGGCTCTGTCCCCTACGAAGAATTTCTTAGCGGAAGCCTTAATCGAGTGGCTTTCGAAGATGATCGCCATCTGATTGCTGCAACTATGGATAAAGGCTGGTCTAAGCCCACCTACATTCTTTACCGTTGGTCTCGTTGCCGCAACTGGTGGCGATGGACCGAAGGTTGGAGCTACGCAAATGCTTGGTCGGAATCATTGAGCAGGCTTACGGTTAAGTTGAAGAGAGAATATGAGTGGGAGGAGAAGGTAGAGTCAAAATGAATCCCTTAGCTAAGTACATTCTCGATAATCCGTATCACGGCTATCCAAAGCCCCTGCGCCGCGCCGATGATTTTGAGCCGCTTAAGTTATTGGCCGTGACCGAACGGCTGCGCGCATGGTCGTCGGTATCCGAAGACGCGACTCTTGAACAAGTTCAGCAAGACGTTAAGTGGTTGCTCGACAGTCATTTACTCTATCATCAAGAAAACGAGAGATTGTATCGAGCTAGTCTGTATAGCAAAGAAGGAGACATCTCTTGGCGCGAGCGGGCGGAAGAATTAGAAGAGAGGCTTAGAGAGATTGTGGTTGACAATGATGAGCAGGCGGTATAACTTAGAGACATACTAAAAATCATGAATGATATAGCCACTATTGCAGAGAACTTGCATACGCAAGATGGTCGCATGACTCATTTGCCGATCTTCATGGTACAAGTTAAGGTGCGCGAGCGCGGCGACCCAGACAATGGCGATCCCTATTACTGGGTTAACCGCGACTGGGAACGAGTCGATGATGAAGTAGGCAAACGCCTTGATGAGGCGGAAGAGAAAGGGAACTGGGGTTTTTTTCACCCGGATGACGCGGATGAGTTTGGCCGGTCCCTGCCACGAGATAGATGTGATTATACTAAGGTCTACTATCAGGACGTCTATCATCATCAGATGCCGTTCTTTACTGAACAAGGGGCCAAAGACTATATCGCCGTAAATGGACATAACCTGCGCGAGCCTCGAATTTACGTGGAATCTGGCTACCGAAATCGCGAGTGGGAGATTGTGAGAGAGTTTTTGATGAGTCAACGCGCGGAGGGATGGAAATCGTGACCTATTCATATATTCGTTTGGTCTATATAGACGGAAAGCATCATGATTTTATCTACGCGAACGCTTCTTCTGCCAAAATTGCTTTCTCACGCTATTTAGACGCAGCGAATAAAGATAGGGAAAAGTATGGCGCGGACGCCAGTGTCTATACGTCTGAAAAATCCATTCAAGTAAATGTAACTATTCGATATGGATTGGCGCAGGTGGCCCTAGTATCATGGGCGGCGACAATGCATACGGATGTAGGATTTTCAAATTAAGGCGATTATGATTAAACACCCTTTACTCCTGCGCATGTTACAGAGTCGTCTAACTAAGCAACTCTCGTTTCTTGGCCCCATTCCGTCAGAAGCCGCGACGGAGAAGCCCCAATCCGCGCTCGATGGGTATAAACAGGCCGTGCGAGAGGAAATTGATTTTTTGCGCACGGTTTTGGAGGAGAAGCATTTATGAATAATTGGATGCCAGATTTAGGGCGCGGGTGGCTTATCGTGATACCTATAGCGGTCGTCGTTGCGATTTGTATCACCGCTTGGCCAAGTGAACCTCAAGAACCTAACCACTTAGCCATTATATCTAAGTCTCTTGGTTCGGCTCATGTGGAGAAGGTAGATCCGCCAGTCGGTCCCTTCAATATCGTTAAACCATCGAGTAGATATTTCAAGGTAGTTGTTCCGGCAATCAAACGCACGTATTATGTGGAGGCTTACTATTCAAATGTGGTCAATGGCGTCGGACGCCCCAGTATATCGGTATCGCTATTGGCGCGAAATGCCTTTTGGACTATATATCCCGATTAAAT